ATACTCCTGCAAAAAAACGTACTTCAAACCCTGATTCGCAATCGCCAACGACATCACACGGTCATCATGAGGAGACCCATGCATCTTCCCATTACCCTCACGCACAAACGTACGCAACTCGGCAATTGTCTCAGCATCCCAAATCGTGATCGACGACTCACGCAACTCTTTACCCAACTCGTCAATCGCCAACGGCTTTGTGGCCGCAGTCGTACGCCAACCCATAATTTCCGTCACAGCAGTCGTACGGTTCTGCAACCTGCGCTGACGAAACAACGGACTGTAGTTGAACCGCTTCAAAGCGGTCAACGTAGTCAAACCGTGGTTGTTGTTCTCAACCATCATCAACGCTTGGTTGTAATACATGCCCAACAAACGCAACGTGTCAGAACCAAACATGTCAGGATCAACATGGCCATGAAAATGCGCCACCACTTCATGGGTGTTGGCATCAATCACATGCGCAGACGAATAGTCGCCATACTCTAAACCCTCAGCAACGTCAGCACCCACCACATACTTGTGGCCCTCAACAGGCTCTTTCCAAATTCTGAGAGCACCACCATCAGCAACAAACTCGACATGACCTTTCTTGAACTCCCTCAAATAGCCACGAGAGGCAGGTGGAAGCGTTTCTAACGCCCGCAACGCATCAACATTGAAAACAGGTCGACCAGACTTTAAAAACGCCTCATCAGGGTTATCAGGGTACTCCTGCGCTAACTGCCACTCAGGCAAGTCCCTCTTTTTCGCCTCATACCACAAATCGTCACGGCCACCAGCCCGCCACGAAAAAAACACCCCCTTGAAACGGTTCGTGCCATTCTGCGAACCAACCCACAACTTGTGAAACAAGTTGCCCTCACCATTCGCAGTACCAAGCATGATGACACGACCACCAACGTCAGCAACAGGCTCAATAGCGGCCCACGCTTCCTCAGAGTTAGGTAACTGCCCCATCTCGTCAACCACAACAAGAAACACAGACTCACCACGAGCAGGATCAGAAGCAGAAGGCAACGACTCGATATACGACTCGTTTGTAAAATCCATCTTCAACTGGTTCGAGTTAACAATCGGACCACGATACTTCATCCAATCAGGAATGAACTTGTACCCGTACTTCGACTTTTGCAACAACTTCGCTGCGTCACGCTCCGTCTTCGACAGCATGACAATAGGGCGATCCCTATAAAAGAACGCCAACCAAAAACAGTAAGTAGCGACCAGCGTAGAGAACCCAACCTGACGGGCCTTCAACACAATCGAATAACGAGAATCAATCCAACAACGAACCGTTTCACGTTGCGCATCACGCAACTGAAACGTGATCCGCCCCTTCTCAGGGTGACGAATATGCCAGTAGTTAGAACAGAAATGTTCGAATGCCTCGAGTTTGTCATCAACGGTCGCTGTGTCCCAATCGGGAGCACAGCGCCGCCAATCACGTTCTCTTAGCAGGTCATCAAGCGTCGGCTCCGCCATCAGATTCCTTAGACTCGGCCTGCTCTTGGAGTTTGCGTATCTGAACCGCCTGCGCGCAGATCGTCAGTTCTTTCGGGAACTGACGTTCCAACTCTGCCACCAGTTCTTGAATGTCAATATTCATCATTTTCCTTTACCTAAAAATACTTAACAAAAATTACGATTCTTCCAAGAACCCAAACATTGACGACGTTTCAACACGACGGGCCTTCACGGCTTTAGTTAAATCTTTTACCAGCCGTGTATGGTAGTCGTTTAGTTGTTCGTCGTTAGCAATGCGTGCTTCTGCCCACTGCTGGAGCATGTCAACCGTCACATCTTCAATGCCGCTAAACGAACTTGGACGCGCCCATTTCAACGGCACCTCCATCCCCTGCGATTCCGTTTGGCCAGTTTCAGTATTTGTCGCCGTAACAATTACAGCGATATGTGTGATCACATTTTTCAAACCGTTTTTGTCTGGCTCACGGTTGTAACGTGCATCAAGCGCAGTGGTCGTTACTTCTACACTCATGAAGACTCCAACGCACTCAGGCGGGCTTCAATTTCTTGTATGGCTTTTGTCAGCACTGCTGTCAAAGCCAAACCGTCGATAGCAGTGTTTTCCCCAATGTGATGAGAACGTGGCCTCAACTCCATCTCCGTTGCTGCAGGAATAACTTCACCAACCTCTTCAGCGATAAAACCAATAGTGCCACGCTCCCAGTTCGCATACATAGCACAAGGTGACTCTAAAGACCCCTCACAATCACGGCCACATTCATGAATCGCTTCCTCGCCGCTGTACTGCTCCAAACCATTAGCAATCAAGTATTGGTTCAAACGCCCCAACGCCTTGTGGCGACGCTCATTCGGAATGTCTCTCGGCAAACGTTCATGCTTTTTCAAACGGTAAGTAACTGGGCGTAACTTCTTGACCAAATCCGTAGCAGTCGTATCGTATGTAACGTTCACAGCAGAAGAAAGAGACTTCGCTTTGCCCCAAGTCTCAATGTCTTGCTTCATCCGACGAGAAGACTGGTTGTAAACAACCGCCGCAATACCCCAATACGCGCCATCATTATGATTGCGAACATACCAAGTGCCAGACGCAGGACGCAACTGCCCCGTATGTGAATCACCGTCAAACGACCTACCCGCATAGCCATGATCTGTGCTGGAAGTAATAATACACGATTGGACAGACCAATCGTTAGACGAATTGATGTGTCGGGCTTCAAACTTCCCGCCGTTTGTGTACAGATGTTTGCTGTTGTACACACGCACCCAACTAGAATCTTGCATGAACCAGCCGCCACCATGCGTTTGACTGTACCAGCCAGAATTGCCAGTCGTCCGAAACCAGTCGCCATTTGCAAGATAAATACCGTTACCATTCCAGTAATGCTGAATGTTGCCAGTAGTAAACCCGATGCTGTTTGTTGTGTGACGATACATGCCAGTATCGCCGTCGCTAGAAAACGTGTACGACGGGTCGCTTGCTGAACCGTTGCTCGCCTGAACCTCGTTACGAATTTGTAGAACGTCGACAGATGATGTGCCAGTTCCAGCGTAGACAGTGCCACTGACACTGAGATTGCCGTTGGTGATGTCAAGCGACATCCGAACCTCTGACTGATCCATGAAACGGAGCAGGTTGTTTCCGTAGCGGTCGATGCGAGCGTAGTTCGCTGAATACGACGTACCGCCGTCAAGCCGTATCTCGCCACCTTCCGCTGTGCTTGACGCTCCGATGGTGATGAATCCGCCAGCACGAATCTCGTCTGTTGCACGCAAAGTGCCGTTGACATCCAATTTGTACGACGGCGTGGTATCACCGATACCTACATTGCCTGATGAATCAACACGAACACGCTCGTTGTTGTTTGTTCGGATTATCAAGTCGTCGGTTTCAGACCCGACGACGACAGACGATGTGGAATTGGCATCTTTCATAAGGATGCGACAACTTGTGGTGTCTGTGTTCAGTTCAAGTGGAAACGAGTTGCCACTAATACCAGTAGCCTTAATTCTTCCTGACACCTCTAAAGCCTGTGCAGGTGTTGTTGTGCCGATACCGACACGGTTATTCGTAGAGTCAACATGCAACGTATCCGTATCGATCGTCAACCCACCAGCAACAATATAGTTCGGCACATCATTTGCACGGCCAGCACCTAACACCAACACCTCACCAGTAGAGGCGTCAACACGAACCACACGCCCAATCTTCTGCACCAACTCCGACGCACCCGTCGGACGCACATTCGTCAACGTCCCAGACGTAGACACATACAGGCTGTCATTCACAGACCACGCAGAAGTGTCCAAATGCTTTGCGACACCCAACACCGTCGCATGACCCTCGCCATTATTCACCAACGTAGACTGCAACACACCCAACGCAGGCATCGTAGACGCATTATCAGCATCCGAAACAGCAACCTCAGTAGCACCAGAAGCACCAACAGAACCCGTCGCATACACAGGCGACCCCGCAGGAATCGTCACCCCAGACGTATTCTTCACATGCAAATACACGGCACCAGCCAAATTGCCATGAATATGGTTAGCCGTTAACGTCCCATCAACCTCAACATCCTGCTCAAACAAAACATCATCAGGATACGGATTCTCAAAACCAACAAAACTATTAGCCATCGCCGCGATGCGACGATCTAACTCAAAAAACGCCCGACGATTCGGCTCCCCAACAGGCTGACTAAAAAACGAACCACCCTCAGCCATTACGACGCTCCTCCAACATCTGCCCCGCTGTGGCCGCAATCATCGCCTGCAACTCATCATCAGACACCTTCGCCAAATCAGACACAGACCTCACCTCAACCGTAGGAGGCTTAATCGCCTCAATCGCCTCCAAATACAACTTAGCAGCCTGCACCTGCTTCGGATCAGACGAATCAACAGCACGCTGATACATCGCCTCCAACACATCCTGCGCACGCTCAGGAGACCCCACAACCTTCTTAGCCTGCTCCTCCCACACCGCACGAATCGCAGGACGCTCCTTCCAATCCCGCAACGTACGATCAGACACCCCAAACTCAACAGCCAACTCCTTCATCGTCGAAGGTTGACGTTCCGATTTCGGAGTCGTCAACCAATCAACAAAACGCTGATGTCGGGGATCTTCAAGGCTCATCACAACAATGGAAACAACGTTCCGCACCGCCGACGGAACGAACGGAACAACATAATAGAAGCCGGAGTAAGGGAGCGGCACTCTTCGAGCGACCGCTGAACAACAACAAGACGACAGTGAAGGCGTGAAACG